CCTTTCAAGTCAATGAGAACATATCCTCGCGGAGCCATGAAAGGAACTCGGTCTCGTGGCGGGGGTGGAATTGTTCCGGTCAAGGACCCTGCTCGCCCTCCCCCTGTTCGCAAGGGGACGCTGAGGATCCTGACGAAGAAGGGTGCTGAAGCTCGCCGCAAGACGATCAAGAAGACCGTGAGCGAGATGAACGACGGTGTTGTTCGCGCATCCCTGAAAAAGTCCAACATCAACATCAACCCAAAGACACCTGCCAACATTGCACGTGAAATCCTTGAAGGCGGCATGGAAGCAGGAATGATTGTCGTCAAGTAAAGTAATGACGTCCATTTGGGGACCCCTTGGCTGGATGGCCCTCCATTCAGCCGCATCGTGTTATCCCGATACACCACTTCCGGCCGAGAGAACTCTGATCTATACCTGGCTGGATATGTTCCAATCCACAATCACCTGCCCGAGCTGTAGGGAGCACTTTGGCCATTCTCTCAATGGATACCGAAGACTGCACCCGGAGATGCTGAATTCGCGCGCAGAGTTCATGCTTGCTACCTTTCGGCTTCACAATACCGTAAATCGCAGACTGAACAAGCCGATTTACCCCAGCGTGGCTGCCTGTTTTGAACAGCTCCGGACAAATATGAAGACCCGTCCTGCCCGTGAGTATCGTGCTGCGTATCTCAACCACATTCGGCGTTTCTGGAGAACCATGCAGGATGCGTCTGGATTTACGGCCCTCAAGAAAATCAATGAAATGACCAAGATTGAAATTGACTACTTTCAGCGCCACGACAATAACTTTGAGACTGACATTCCTGAAGCCGATGTTCTGCCGATTGGACCCGCACTTGCCGCTGCGCTCCCGGGTGCCGAGCAGCCGCCTCTTATTCGGCTGGATACTCGCAGCGCTCCCCGCATGGGTCTTGTCAATGGTCGGTTTCAGGTGAGGAGATGAGTGCGGACCCGTGTCGGTTCTGCCATTGGGTTCCAAGGCAGAGAGATAAGCGGATCGGTCTCCCACGAATAGGCCTTCATCCACGGATGACGAGAATCACGCCCTTCCTCGTAGAACTCATCCGGGAACTTGCCCCGACCCGGCAGAATGAAATCCAGCTGTTCTTGGATCCCAAATGGCGGGACTGGGTGATCCCACGTAAAGTCGGTGATCCGCGGAGTGTCCGTGATTGCCGACAGTAACGGTGCCTCCGCATACGGATAATACCAGCACCAGTCCAGAACCTCAGAGGTCTTGAAATAATGCAGCGTCCAAGCCAGCGACTTTTGAAATGCATAGACCACCTTGTTCCAATCCACCACCCCGTCCATGAGATGGATCGCCATACGGCTTTCAATCGCATGACCGTCACGAGACACAATGTGCCGATCGGTCTCCTTTGCTCGTTTCGTGAGCACTTTCAACTCGTCATCTGCCGCGGCTTCTACCGTTTGCTTTGTCATGTAATGAACGGCCCGGCCATATCCGTCCTCCCGCAATGAGAACATGACAATGGTCGGCATAAAGTCATTTCCAAAGCACATGACGCACATATCCACCCAATCGTCCGGCTTCATGGGCAGCACCTTGCAAAGTGCGGACACGTCAAAGGTAGAATAACCCGAATCTCGGTTCTCGCGCACCAACTTGATAGGACCCAGATCAGACTGCGCAACGGAAATCAGTACTAGGTCAGCATCCATTCCGTAGATCAAAATATCCTTGCGGTCCTCCGGCGGCATACCTCGCAGCCACGTGAAGATCTTGTGCTCTCCCTCACCCGGCTCATCTGTCCCCGACAGACGACACTCGGGGAAGCAGAACCGCAGAGTATCCTCCAACTCCATCATGAACTCGGTACCGGGTGAGATCTGGTTCTTGTCAAAAAGCGCAGGTTCGGGAATGCGCATGCGACGATAGCGTTGCTGAACGATCTTGGCATACGGCACCAGACCATCAAAGGCAATCAAAACCCTCTTGCCTCGTGCCACATCACGAAGGAAGTTGCGGAGCGCGACCACGACACTGCCGATTGGATTCTCAGGCTTCAAATAGGTGTGAATGAATGCATTGAAATCCAGCCCCAGTGCATCGCATTCCAGAGGGACGTTCCCCGTGTCCCGTTGAATGTGCTTGTGGGTACGCAACAGAGACGCAATATAGTAAGGAATACCCATTGCCCTTGATACGCACGAGACCCTAAAGTCACTTTGACAGGACGCCCAAAATGGATTTGGTTCAGCCAAGAAAAGCCGACTTGGGGCATCATCATCAACTTCAACAATGGCACACATCTGCAACTTCATCAAGAAGGGCGACCTTCGCGCCTGCGCGGCTTTCGTCCACCCCAACACGCTGTGCGGCGTCCACGCACAAATCAAGGCACGTCTTCCGGAGCACGTCGCGGGGACGTGCGAGTTTGTCATGGGTACCGGTCGAAATGAGCACTGGTGCACGGGGCAAGTGGTTGCAGGAGACCGACTGTGCCAGTTGCACGTAGGCCGTCGCGAGGGCGAGGATCGCCTGCGAGTAGCCAGGCGTGCGGCAGAACTAGATGCCAGGCGTGCGCAGATTGCCATGCACATGGAGATGCACGCGCCTGCGCCCGGACCACACCCACCCAATTACGCAGCCTACTATGGTGCAGCAGGACCCCCTGCACGTGTGGGGGACCTGCAACGGCTTGCGAACGATCGGCAGAACGTTCACACCGGCCCCGTGGTCAAGCAGACCAACGAGGGCGAGGAGAAGTTACTGGCTGTCAAGACGAATGGACATTCAGTGGGTCTCGCGATCCTGCGAGACTTTGCGGCACGGCGTGGATCCATGCGGGGGTTCATGATTGTGGCCAATGACGTACATCAATGGTATTCAACATCAACGTGTCGCCGCGTGGGCGATCGTCTGTATGGCCGACTTCTAGAGGGTCTGTGGACTCTGATTGAGGAACAGCCAGCAACGATTCGCAATCAACTCAAGACGCGCCTCTGGGAGGAGGCAACCGAGTCCGTTGGGATGTGTTGCGAGGGACACATCGCGCGCCTGGTGAATGTGATGGCGGGATTTGATGATGCGTTCCGACCGCGCGTGTCCGTTGGGGAGGTCATCCAGTCCAAGATGGCGGACCTTGCGAACATGGACCTTCCCGGGGCAGACAAGGTGGCAAGGGCGCGTGCGTTCCTAACGGAACTGGCCGTGTCAGCTGAGGATCAGGCCCCGTGGCTGGAAGCTCTTGCGTGAACCAGACCAGTCAACCCAAAAAATCTTTTTACATGCGGTAAAACGGATTTAGATTGGGGAGGCACCCTCAATGTAGTGACCATGGCAACTCCCAATTGTCCAATCTGCGATTCGCAAATGCTTTCCCACGCGTCCTACGGTGTCACCAAGACGGCAGGATGTCGCATGTGTGAAGAAATCGTCTGCCCAGAGTGCTACCACGGAATGCGCTATACCTGCAAGATCTTCAAGCTTGAGAAGGAGAAGCACGAATGCGTCTTTTGCAAGAGCCTAGATTACAAGTACTTCATGTACAAGGTAGTCTACGACACGACTGGAGAGTTCATGTGTTCTGACTGTGCCGAAGCTATTCTGGAGAAGTAAGTAAATGGTCGCGCTTGGTCTCGTCCTTCTTGGACTTGTCGTTTTTTTCATGTACATGTGGAAGACGGAACCCACCCCGCGGCAGGGATGCTCTACGTGCCCGAACCGAAACAATATTGTAGATTAATAAATGCAGTCCGGTGAGCGTATGGATGATGTTGAGGTAAATAACACAATCAAGGGCGGTCGCAAGCGCAATGTGATCGGTCCGCTGAAGAAGGGTGAGTTGGTATCCAAGGGATACAAGACGACGAATAAGGCATCCACTCGTCGTCGTGCATTGGCCAAGGCTGTGCATGCGTATGGAAAGCTGTCCACTTTTCGCAAGCTCAACGCAGTTGCCGTTCTGACCAAGCGTAGGTCGCCGGCAAGTTCAAAGACATTCAAGAAGGACCGGGACTGGGTGAAGAAAACCTACTTCTAGAATAAATGAAGACACCCAAGATCAGCTGGTCATTTGTCTTTATGCTTGTCATTGTGGGCATTTTTACCCGCACTCTGTTTATGAGCTATTTTGAGGAGCACTTTACGGCCCCATCAGCGCAGAGGAAGGCTACGGACTGTCCCGACGGAACCCGGACTACTGACGGTCACTGCCTCATGGAGTGAAGGCGCCTGACGCAGCATCAACTTTGACCTAAACTTCTGAGCATCAAAATATTCATAAACCGCTTCCTTGACCACGTCGGGGTCAAAATCCTTGCAGGAGAAGACATCCAGATACATGGTGTTGTTCTCCTCCACAAAGTGCGCGGCAATGTTGGATGTCTCAATCAGCTGAATGAGCGTGTAGCCCTTCTTGTTGCCCGAACCAAACATGACAACCTGCGGGTTGCCATACGGGACCATGTCAATGCGCTTCACCAGATCCTTGGCAAAGCTCGTGATAACGGTAGGGCAGCCAATCATCTTCGGGCTGCAGCCGGCGGCGTCAAGGATCAGGTGCTTGCCCCAAGTGCGGAGAACGGTTGCCATATAGTCTATACTCTTGTCTTCTCTCTAAATAATGAAGAACGTAGGTCTCAACACCATTCCCTCGGTCAAGGGTCATGTTTTCAACCTGACAATCAATCTCGTCTGTATTGCCGTGTTCTACGTGTTCCTCGGTGGGCTGCTGTCGTGGTGCCTGTGGCGTGTCTTTCCTGCGTTTGATGCAGAGTGGGAAAAGCAATCCAACCTCTATCAGCTCCTAGATGTGGCCTCCGAGATCTCCATCATTGTCATTCTCGCATTCTGGACCACGTACATGGTCCATTCCTTCGTCCCCGTCCTGCCTGTCAGCCAGGGACTGGAAGGATACTTGGAGTCGTTTGGTGGGCAGATGATCTTTGTCTACGCCGTCTTTGTTTTCCTGGATACGCTGGATGATAAACTCAAGCACGTATACCACGATTTTTTCGGAACCAAACCCACCTCCTCGTAAAATTTCTCGTGGTAGAGTAAACAAAAATGTTCGCTAAGCTCGCCTTCCTTGCCGCGCTGTTCTATTTCCTGATCCCGGGTGTGCTGGTCCGCCTCCCCCCGGGCGGCTCCACCATGACGGTGAACCTGACGCACGCCGTCGTGTTCGCGCTGGTGTCGTCGTTTGCCTGGAAGGCGCTCAAGGGCAAGCTGGGCAAGTAGAAACCTCCACAACAAGAACCCAATGAAAACTGCTGACGTTTGAGGGACGATAGACTGGCACCCCTGCCCCTGTATCGTCCAAAACGGATCCGTTCACCCCAAATAAATAGAGGGTGGACCCAACATGGCATTCACTACCTCCACCATGGCCAAGCACACCTTCTTCTGCACCGAACCAAACTGCAGCCGCGAGACGGCCCTGTCGCAGAGCAAGTGCCCTATGTGCGCATGCCCGGGATGCGGGGACATTGGGGCCACCATTGTCGGGTCTGACTATTGTCACACCTGCCTGTCGGTGCGCGACCATCCGTGCAACCAGGCCTTCATTGAGGACACGTGCGACGGATGCACGGTCCAGTACCGTTGCACTTGCGACGACAGTGGCCGCATGTGCCCGTCTTGCGACGAAGAGTCCAGTGACCCGTGTCGGGGATGCGGCACCCATTCGCTGTGGGATGACCGCTACTGCCGCGAGTGCTACGAGGTTCGCTACGGCGCGGGGAACGTGCGAGTCTCGGACGAAATCAAGGCGGGGCTTCTCGCCAATCTGCCGGACAAGTGGAGTTTCACGCCCGCGCACCCGCCGCTTCCTCCCTCGCCTGTCCGCTCTCCGGAGGAACTGCGAGAGATCATTGCGGAGATTGAGGCGCGCCTTCTGACCAACATGACCAAGGGACAGAAGGACGACTGGATTTGGATCCTCCAGAACCGCCGCACGGACTTGGCCGAGGCGGAGAAGGAGATGTGGGAGGGCTATGACCAGGATGACCTCAACAAGATGGACCTGGAAAACCGCCGCGGCTGGTGACCGCCAGGCGGAGGACCGGAGGGACGTGAAAACGGAACCGAGCGACCACAAAAAACCACTTTTTAACTGTAAGAATGGAGTGCGCCATGTGCAAAACGTACGTCTACGACACGCTCTGCCGGCCAACCTCCACATGGGGCGTCAATCAAAAGAGAGCCATCCACCACGCAAAGGAGTTTGTGCCGGAATTTGTTCGCATTGCCTTTCATGCCACACCCACGGACTATCTTGCACTCCGGTTCGTTGAAACGGGCGGAGTCAGTCATTCATGCTGCTGCATTCTGCGGCATCCTCCACTGGTCGTGGCCAAGACATGGATTCGCGACAAGTTGGATCAGATCGGCGACCTTGACGAGATTCACTTTGAACACTCGGGCGAACGTGTGCGGCTGCGTATTCGCATTCCAAAGCCGAGGCACCACAAGGACGATCTGTATACGTAATAACAATGAACGAGGCTGCGCAAATTGCCTTCGCCATCAAGTCTGTCGTGTTTGCCATTGAGGCGGCCAGGAAATCAGGTAAGACCCACTTTTTCTATTCAACGGTTGTGGAAGGCGATACGCTGATTGGTCCGGGTGTTCTGAGGAAGCATCTTCTTGATGTTGTGATTGCCCTTCAAAAGGTCTATCGCAACCGACTCGTTGTCAGTCGCACACCTGGAGGCATTGTCGTTCATCCCTGCGAGAGCACGTGCTTTACTAATGGATGACCCTGATGCACAGCAATGTCACGCCACGCAAGGTATTCGCGAAAGGTCCTCTCATTCTTTGAAAAGGGAACCGTCGGGTAGCAGCTTTTCAACTCCTGGAATGCCGCGGCCTGCTCGTGGGCATTCTGCTGGCGCAGGAACATCAGGATCTGATCCAGCTTGCCCTTGCGCTGCTCCTGTGTCAGAGCCTTGAAGTTTGTGTAGAACACCTCCATTGCCTTCTTGGGGATCCAAAGGTTAAAATGGATTTCGTTCCCTCAGCAGAAACAACCTTGGTCAAAATGGAGCAACTCTATATTCTCGAACTCACCTGCGGAAAGTGGCTCGTCGGCAAGTCAAAGAATGTTGATCACACCTACGCCTACTACGCCTGCGGATTTGGACCCCGATGGATCCAGGTCTACAATCCGGTTCGGATCGCGGAAACTCGCCCAATCTCCGGACCGAATGATGTTTACAATGCAACACTCGCCCTCATGAAGAAGCACGGCATTGACGCGGTGCGGCCGTTTGATTGCGAGAGTATGGGACTGGGAGACGAGCAGGAGCGCCTGATCCGCTTCCAGTTGTATGCGCCCGCAGGTGCCTGTGTTCGGTGCCATGCGACGGGGCATGATTACAAGGAGTGTGTTCAGCCTCTGAACACCAGTTGGGCGTGCCAGTGGTGCGTGTCGGATTACCCCAACCGCCATGCGTGCGAGCAACACGAGAAGGGATGCCGCCCGCCCAAGCCGGCAGCGCCCGAGCCGACGGACTGGTGCACGCGCTGCGGCCGGACAGAGCACACGGCCAATCGGTGCTACGAGATCAAGCACACGGAGGGATGGCGTCTGCCTTCGTGAGCATCAGACACAAGTTTCACTTACTCATTTTTCAACTTTCTATTGAATAAGATGTTCACGGTTGTTGCGTCTGTCATGACAAAGCACACGACCACTGAAGACGTTCATGATCTATTCAAGAAACGAGTGGACACGCTTTTGCAGGCAGGATGGGAACCTGTTGGGACACCTGTCTATTACCCTAACGCAATTACGCAATGCATGGCCCTCGGACCCGTGACATCCACATTGCTAGAGACAATCAACGCAGTTCAATCAAAAGGGTCCTTTGTTCCCCTCAATCTCGTGTATAGGTTTGGGGGTCGTGGTCCATTCGGCGAGAAGCACTGGTATGACGAGTGGAGTTGAGTGCCTAAAAAACGGATAGTCATTCGTTCAACAAACCCTTTTTCCATACAAGATGTCTTCCACTATCGACACCGAACTCGCATCTCTCCATGCCCGCATCGCCCAGCTTGAGGAAGCCAAGAAGGTTCCTCCTCCGCCAATCATCACTGCACAAGAACTGCTCATCAAGGCGAAGGAGAATGTCAAGACCAACCTGTCGAGAAAGAACGAAAGTCCCATCGTAACTGCATGTAGGTTCTCATACAAATCTCAGACAGAAATGCTTGAGTCCATCGTGGAGAGTCTGAACCGCATTCACGCGCGCTTAGATGCATTGGAGCAGACCAGTCGTTAAAAATGGATCCTGATTTACACAATGCCAACTTTTTACCGTCAAGATGTCGCAACTCTATGTGCTCAAGCTTGAGGGTGGCAAGTACTACGTCGGCAAGAGCGACAATCCCGCGCAGCGATACAAGCAGCACAAAGATGGGGTCGGTGCTGCGTGGACCAAGAAGTATGCCCCCGTCAAGTTCATGGAGACCCGTGCCTTGAAAGGAGAACACGACGAGACAAACCTCACCAAGGACCTCATGAAGAAATATGGTGTGGACAATGTGCGCGGAGGTGCCTATACGCAGATTGTGTTGGACGACGCGACCAAGTCGGTCTTGGAACGGGAGATACTTGGGAACACCGACAAGTGCTACAAGTGTGGACTAGGGGGACACTTTGCAAATCAATGTCCGCTAGAAAAGGCGGCACCTGCGCTTCTGTGGGAATGCGCCTACTGTCCAAAGCGCTTCGTGACGGAACCTGCATGTGACAGACATATGACAGCCTGTCCAGGACAGGTTGGGTCTAACTGCTACCGATGTGGACGGAATAGCCATTATGCAAATAACTGCTTTGCCAAGACCCACCTGGATGGATCTGAGTTAGAGGAAAATGAGGAGGATGATGAAGAAGAGGAATATGAGGAGGATGATGCGTGTGACAGGTGTGGGCGAACAAGCCACTCTAGCGACAACTGCTACGCGAGGACGAACGCAGATGGAGACGAGATCTGTGATTAATTGTTTGGATCTTCATCGTCACCCATATCCATATAGTCCTCCTCGGTCAGGCCCGTGGCTAGCATGGCTTCGTCAAAGTCAATTCCGACGCTGATGAGAAGGCGGACTAGGCCGGTCTTGACGATCTTTTCTTCGTGTTGTTGGTCGGCGATCGGGGCATTGGTCCGGACGAGGTTTGCGTGACGAGTGACGGCCGCAACCCAGTTGGCAACGAGAATAGGATTGTACTCCATTTTGAACGCTGTCTTGGTTTGTTATGGTACCATCAAATCCATTTTCTCGGTCGTCCAAAACGGATCGGCTGGGTCAAATTGAATAGAACCCAAAATGCCTATCCTTTCCAACTACGATATTGGCGTACTGAATGCAGCTGCTCGCAACACCAACTTCACGGCGAACTTCCGGAAGGCGTGCATGTGGAAGATGCTCGATCAGGTCCTAGGATCTGTCGTTGATTTCAAGGAGCGAATGCTGGAGGCAATTGACACAGCCACGCATCGCAAGCAGATGGCTGTGATGCTGCCTCGGACCTACGAGTGGAATGAGAGCATTGAGGTGGATGAGCGCCAAATCCGAGCCCGCGATGTGGTGAGCAGCACGAACATTCTGAAGGAGATTGAGGCAGGGATCGGAGAGAACATCAGGATCCGGTTCGTGAGCCTCACCCTGCCGGACGGATCGCCTGGGTTCGGGTTTCGGGCAGAGTATTGGCCTCCACCGATGGTGTTTGAGGATCTGCCAACCTACATTCACAACGACATGCCGTATCTGGACTGAGGTATCGCAAAATGAATGAATTCACTCTTTTTAACCATATGTTTCAATGGAGACTCCCCGACCCATTCTTGAAGTAGAGGATCTCAAAGATCACCCGTGGCCAGAGATCATTTGGGATGACTTCAGGTCCTACGCACTTGATTGGACCATCGATATGTACCGACAACTCCAACTGCGTTTGTTACTCAGGCATGGCATTCGGCGATCAGACGACGACTATGACGATCCCGATCCATATGCGAAATACTATATCTTCTACTGCAGGATCTAGCGGCGACGAGTGGGACGTGACCGGCTCCGGCGTTTCTGTTTCCGAGTGCGACGACCGCCAGCCGATCCAAAGACATCGCGTAGCATCTTGAGCTGCTCCTCTCGGCTCAACGCGTCTTCGCCTTCATCTCCGGACACTCCAAAGACAGCAATTGTTTCAAGAACATCGCGGATCTTGGCAACAAATGCAGGATCATCTTTGCGCATACGACTGGCTCTGTCAATGACCTTTCTCAGCTCAGCATCGGGACCCGCAATTGCTCCGGCTTCTATGAACACACGCGCCGGAGGTTCAGGGTTCAGCTTGGAAAGAAGTTTGTCTGGGATCGCCTGGCCATCAAGAGGCAGGAATTGGTGCTTTATCTCTGGATACAAATTGTTTCTTGGGTTCATTTCCTTAGGCGTTTGGTAGCCCCATTTCGTATAGGATGCTGCAGCCTCGGGAGTGAGAGGATACAGGTAGATAAAGGCAGCCCCATCTGCTCGTGCGTCGGCCAACAGTGAAGCATGAAGTGTCCGTCCGATCCCTGCGTGCTGAGGATTGGGAACCCGTGTCACACTGATTTCCGACAGATAGACATACGTGCGACTGAAGCGGCGCCGTGTCTCGGCCACCAGCCACCCTACAATCAGCTCCTCCGGGGTCTTTGCAACATAGTGGCGAACATGCAGGGCCCACTTGTTACTGGGAGCACACCCAAGCGTCCAGGGAAGCACACGAGAGTTGAACAGCTTTTTTGTACCTTGCTGGACGTCGGCCAAGGCTGTCAATCGGGTTATTTCGGCAAGCTGTCCGGGAACCGCGCAGTCGTATTTATTTACACTGTATCCGGGAGGCACAACAGCGGCGGCCATTATTAAACACGTTGAATAAATTGATTGATATGCATAATGGCATACACTACACCAGGCGCAATTCTTTTTCGCTACATACCTGGAGTAGGCCGGGTTGCCGCTGCAATTCCTACACCCGTGGCTGTTGGCCTGGGAAATGTCGCCGTCGTAGATATCGTGTATGGCAACGACAGCACTGCAAAAGTAGGAGGAACAACTCCATTCAAGACAGTCAATGCAGCGGTTTCGGCCGTAACATCAGGACAAACTGTATGGATTCTGCCAGGAACCTACACAATCACCTCACCAATTGTGCTTCCGAATGGCGTCTCATTACGCGGAGTGTCCTTGCAGACGTGTGTTCTCCAGTCAAATGTCACCACTTCGGCTACGATGCTCACAATGGGAGAGGGCTGTCGTGTGGAGGACCTGAGCCTCACACTGAACTGCACAGGGTCAACAAACAACGTCGTTCTCAAGGGCGTCGTCTTTGGAGGAACCAGCTCACAAACTTCGAAGATCCGTGTGTGCGTCGTGACGATCAATAACGCGACTATGGCGAGGACCCTGACTTCAACCGTTACAGGCGTAGAGTTCAATGGAACAGGAGCTCTCACGTCTTCATCGTTCTCGTTTAACAGCATCAAGGGATCAACGATCAACGTCATCTCAAACGGAGCTGGAAACAAGCGTGGTCTGTTGATTTCAAACACGAATCAAGCCAGTACTCGTGATACGAACATCTATGTCGCCACGCCGTCCGATACGGCATCAACGGGTTCTTATGTTGGCGTGGAAACCAATGACTCCAATAACACGGGATCGGTTCAGCTTCGTTCAACAACCATCGGCGTGGGTGCCTACAGCTCGTCGCCATACACGGCCTCTGACATTCTCCAGAGCACACCCGCGACGATTTCTAGCCCGACCTACCTCGCCTCGGCTGGAATCCAGATTGGTCCAGGAACAGATCTGGTTACAAAGTCTGCAGGAGGATCTCCTTTCTCGTCATACGTCTATCCTACCATTATCTACTATGGATTGAAGGGGAACCTCAGTAGCGGAACTGCAGGATACTTATGGCCAGGAACACAGGCGGTTTCGGCAGGGACCTTCCCCGACGCTGGCACTCCGCCAGCGTACTTCCGCGTCCAGCAACCGCTCTTGCTCTCTGGAATGTATGCATCGTTAAACACAGCTCCTGGTGGTGCAAACTCAGTGACCATAACCGTATATCAGAACGGGGTTTCAACGGGTACATACACAACAACAATTTCAGGAACCGCAACGTCCAATACGTTCTATAACGGTTCACTACGATTCAATACAGGCGATTTTATCAGTGTATATATCTCGTATACCGGTGGTGGAGCGAATCTGGCCCACGATTTGACCGTTCAGTTGGACCTCTTCTAAACACTCTGAATAAATTCCCAGCTAAGGTAGTCACAGATCTTCTTCCAGATCTGATCGTGAGCGATCAGGCGGTCACGGGACTTGAGCAAAGGAAAGAACACCTTGTACTCATCTAAGTCCAGCAGCTCAAAGAACTTGTACAGGATATACGAGTACGAAAGAAAGTTCGTGCGGTCATTGGGACAATACAGCAGAAACGGTGCCTGAATTTCTTGGAACATTGCTCGGACCTTTTCCTCTATTTCGGGGGTGATGGTCGGTGGCGGATTTCCATTCAGACGGCTCAGAATGTGAGCGCGGTGCTCGTAATACTTGGACCGTCCCAGCTTCTTCAGGATCTGGCGTGTATCCTCCTCCGACAAGTCGGCTACGTTGTCAATGCGTCGCTTGCGGATCTCCAAAATCACCTCATTCATAACCTCCTCTGGAATAATGGTGGATTCCTTGGCCTGAAACTGATTGAGAATTTCGTTCAGGTGGTTGATCTTCTTGTACGCATAATTGTTGCGCTCCTTGGGCGGATCGCGGAAGCTGGGAAAGTCGGACACAACCAGAGCATACTCCTCGGAGCCACAACTCGGACACACAAGAATTCCCTCTGAGCTAATCTCTTCACGAGCAACATTGCAAGCAGAACAGTGTTCCGTCAGTAACTGTGTTGCATCGGGACCGTTACTCAACTTCATACGGGATACATACTCGTCAAAGATCTGCTTCTTGGACAACCCAGTGTCCGCGGGGGTCGTATTCGCGACAAAGAACTTCAGGAAGGTATTGGCATCTTTAGGCGGAGGCGCAGACGGCGCAGAGGGTAATGCCTCCTTTCCATAGTAATCGAGTAGAATGTCCATATTTTTCATGTAATAGTCTTCTACAGGGTTGATACGCATGAGTTCCTGCTCTATCTCGCGAATCTGAGAATCCACCTGCGAGCACTTGACAATTTCTGTCAGTTCGGTTGAGGTGCTCAGACGTTCGCGCTGACTTCGGAGGTCGGCTAATTTATTCCGAAGATCAGTCTGCTTCCCATCCATATCACGTAACGACTGCACTTGTTCCTGATGAACCGAGTCCAGCGTCCCCATCGAGGATCCACTCGCCGCTGGATCCCTCGTCTTGCGAATTCTGAAGACGTCCATTTGTAAACTCTTCAGTCTGCTTCCTGAAGACCGAATTTGTAAACATGCAAGGACGCTGTCGCTTCAGAGCCAAAAATGTCTTTTCATATGGAAGACCGTATTTTTCAACAATGTAGGTCAGAGTCAGAAAAGCCGAGCGATTAATTCCACATTGGCAATGAACGAATACGGTCCCATTGCCTTCGCGCAGAAAGGTGGTCAGCGTTGACTTGAAGAGAGGATACCAATCTAGAATGTTTGCTTCGGCGGAGTCAAACGCATTGAGACACGCGTAATTGCTTGGATATGCCTTTTTGAACCAAGCGGGAGAATGGTCCGGAAACGCACAGTTTATGACATGAGTAATATTGTGTCTACGCAAAAAGGAGGGTGTGAGCATTTCACCAGCGCCCACTAGGATGCGTGGATAGAACCACGCAGGCTGTTCATACATATACCTCGGGCGAAGGACCAGCATGTTATTGTAGGGCGACATCTGTTTAATCGGGCCTTGGGCGTGGGGACTTACCACGAGGTCTCCTTCTCAAGACGGCGTTGCGCCAGGGCTTCTGCGGCAGTAAGGATTGTTGCCGCCTCAACATCCACGACAAAGTCTAGGTAGACATTGACATTGGTCCCGCTCATCTCATACAGAGACACCACGTTCTTTCCGCAGGCCTGAGCAAGACGCTCCAGCACGTCATACTCATTGAGAATGTCCTCCACATTGTACACTAGGCCTTCGTGGCTCTGCATATTGTGCACCTGAAGCAGGAGAAAGCGAGACGGGCGCCTATCATAGACCGACTCCCAAAACCGCTGCTTGAGGTTGGCGAACCGAGCAGCCGTCTCCAGCGTTGCCAAGAGATGATTGGCATACTTGGTGTCGTTTTCCTTGCGAATATTAGCTGCGCGGAGAATGTCATCAATATCCGAGGAGCGAAGAATAGTGGTCTCAATCATTTTAGATATATTTGAAGGATATGCGAAAGTGAATATTCATTTTTTACCGCGTCTGGTCCGCTTGGTCTTGCGTCTGCCGCCCCTCGGCTGTTCCCACCGAAAGGCAAAGATTTCTCCTCTCCGGCTGGCAATTCGGCTCGTAAGGAGCTGAGTGATTTCCCTGCATTCATCAGCAGTCGCATCAACCCGAAAAGGCTGACCAGGTCCTCCCGCAACAAGGCGAGCAGGAGTGGCACGAAGATCAAGTCCAATCTCTTCAAAGAGTTCCCGAGCGGCACACAGAGAAAGCGCTTCTCCGCCATCGCAGGTGCCACTTACGTCTCTGTATCCCATCTTATTCGGAATGTAGATGTACTGACGCCCTTTGGCGTCTGGTTCTCTCAGCTGTGCCAGAGGATAGTTTGGGTGAAGAGCCTGCCATTCAGCAAACGTATCCGGCTTGCTACCCGGAGCCTCGCCATCTTTCCGGAGGCGCTCAGCAGGGTCTCCAACCTGAGTTCCGGTTACTACTTTCAAAACAGTTCTATCTGGGTTTCGTACCTGTATTTTTACAGCCTGCCCCATTACTTCTTAACCGAGGAAACTTAGGAGGAAGACGTTCAGCAAGTGAGACAGAACCACGGCCGCACCGCCGAGGACACCTGCGCCCTGCCATGAGACAACGCCTCCAGATGTATAGGCATTCGGAATGTAGCGGAGCAGGAGATCACGGGGAGCCGACAGAGACAGAATGACCGTGGCAAGGAAGAAGGAGATGTACAGGGTCAGGTTGGCCCACATCATGCGCATCATGGGGAGCGACGGCTTGAACGACGGCGCCATCTGGGTACGCTGAATGTGATCAGATCCCGAAACACCCATCATGGGCGGCATAGACTGAGGCAGCCCGGGCGACGGCAAAAGAGCATCAAGCGAAGTTTGGTCCTCCATTGTTTATGGAGAAGACGGGATTTCACAGTTGGCATCTTCCACGCGATACTTGTAGCATTTTCCATCCACCTTGACGGTCTTGGTATTCACATCTTCCAACGACACACCAAGGACCCGCTGCGTGTCGTAGTTGCGGTGAAACAGCAGGGCCGAGATGCCAAGTCCGATGATGAAAGAGAAGAATGGGCTTGCGCGTTCAATGGCCTTGGTGAAGTCAAGCATTACTTCTTGCTGAGACTTGCGAGTAGGTTGAAGGAGTCTGCCTCCTCTCCACACGGCACCTCAATAGCATGCGTGCGAACACACCCGGTATCCGTGTGAAAAATGTCATTGTCATAGGGAGACGGCACGGAGACTTGCTTGCGGGTCGGAGGGACAAGAACACACGCAATAAGCAGTCCGACAATGGCGCCGGCTGCAATCCAGACGAGCTGAAACATTATACACTACTCACATTATTAGTGCCCATTTGGTTGAACACGGCAACAGCAATCGGGGTGGTCACAAGTCCAGAATAGGGGATAAGGATGGCCAGAAGGGTCAGCGCATAGGCCGTTCGGTTATGTCCGCCCAACATCATGACTCGCCACGCAATCGCAATGCTAAAGACATACAGCGCAATGCCAATGACATATCCAAAAATGCTTAACCCGCTCATCAAAGTTCCCGAGACCGTCGGCATGGTGGGAAGCGCAATAACCGGAGCTTTTCCAAGTTGGACGGGCTGCCCATCAGGAACGGCAATTGTTCGCTGGACGCCCGTTGTTCGGTCAGTGTAGGTGACGGTCAGACGGCGACCCTTGATGACATTTGCAGAGGATTGTTGTTCAGCTATCTTCTTCTGCAGCATTGCCGTCTCCAGTTGGTTTGACTGATACATCATGCACTTCTCGTCCGATGCACTTCCGCACACCTTTGCTGCTTGAAGGGCAATATCCGCCTTGTCTGAATCGGAGAGAGTTACGGATGTATTTGTGCCAAAAATGTCCACATACGGCACAAGGCTGTTGTTGGCAACGGTGTCCAGATATCCACCGGACGCCTTGGCTTGAATGTTTTTGGTAACATCTGTGGAGGACTGTTCGTCGCCCCACATGGCAGAGTTGATTACGATACTCATTGTTAGTTAGCAAACACGAAATTCGCGAGACCAGACACGATACGCAAAAAGTTCACAGACTCTACGTAGACGCCGAGGTTATACGTATAGGCAAAAATTACATTGTCTCCATTCGTATTCACGACCACGGGGGTCACATACGGATACACTGGAAGACCAGTGACGGGATCGCGCAGAGCACACTGAGCCTGCGTAATGTAAACTGGATTGGGACTATTCACTGTGGATGTGATGGCATACAGAACCTGCTGAGAGGCAACTCCGGCTGTTGTGACGAGCGGCTGCTGAAGGGTCAGACGAAGAACGACCTTGTTGAACAGACTGCCGTTAATTGCGCCACTCGGCTGGTACAGATCGTTATTGAGGGCAAAGGAATACATGTAGACGCCGGGGATCTGAGGAGCATTGCCCGTGGTGTGCTTGTACATCTGAAGAAGCGAAAAGTACGAGGTGGGCTTCACAGAGAACCGCTCCTTGCCGTCCAGCAGAAGCTGACCGTTTGTGATCGGATCACGGGGATACACGGAGGAAATCTGCAGCTGGCCGCTGGAATACAGGAACGTCTGCGTCTCCGTAGAGCTCGTGGTCGGTGAAAAGACATCATTGGCCGTCCCGGTTGTCGTAAAGGGCGCGCGAAGAGGATTGTCCCAATTCGTGTAATTGTCCCAGTCATTTGCCAGGATCTTATCCGATCGCTGCGAAGTCCATACGATGCGCGTGATCAGGTTAAAGAACGGAAGCAGAATATCCGAGTTGCCACCATACTGACCGGGGTTGTTGGTGTATGTGACCGTCTTGACCAAGAATGTCTGATCCGCACTGGCCAGCTGAGCCATTTCCATCTCCGTGAGGTAGATGAAGTTTCCTTCCAGATAAGGATCGGGAAAGAATGTGGTCAGGGCATTGTTAGATGAACTGCCATCAAGGTTCGGCGGGCTCAGAAACCGGCCAATTCCATCGTACGGGGCATTCGGAAAGAGGGGATTAAAGGCCGCTCCCGTCGGGCGAATACGATTTCCGTAGGTAGTGTTTGCCGGGTTCACATCAATGACAGTGTACAGCTGATTGAGGGGCCGATACGTCACATTGATAAAGACATCGGAGTTCTGCATGGAGACCAGAGGCAGAGCCATACCCGGGTTCTCGCAGAACCAAAAGTGAAGGGGAATGACCAGCTGACGAGAGCGAATGGACGGCTCGGGGGTCAGCGTATTGGGAACACCACCAGGCTGGTTCAGCGGTGTCACTGCGTGAGGGTACTGTCCCATCCGATCATAGGCATTGGCCGGATCATTCATCTCAGGAACATTGCCAACCATCTGATCCACCAGCTTGCGCTTGTTGGGATCGTGGGTCAGATACGAATAGAACTTCAGCCACTCGCCCGTGAGCCGCTGAAGAACCTGTCCGTTGGCCGTGATCTCCACGTGGTCAATCAGATTGTAGCCAATATTGTCAATCCACTGAAACTCATATCCAATGGAATTGGATCGCTGATCGTAGCCCGCCGGCGGCGCCGAGGATCCGAGATAAGAAAGAGGAGACCAAATGTCAGGCAGCGTCACCACCAAGTAGGTATCGTGAAGCAGCTGCGCATACCGATCAATACGGCAGGGAATTGTCCGGGTTGTTGTTTGGTCAAAGCTCAGGTTGGAACTGGTAAAGGTCATTCGGATTGACTCCATGGCAAAGTTCGTGTGCCGCCGATAGACGGCTCGGAAATGTGTCATGGATGGGCTTCCATTCACGAGTTCGTTCTGTGCTCCAATGGCAACCAGCTGGAGAAGACCACCCGGCATATTGTGTTACTAATGAGATTAGACTAAATAGGTCGTAGTCGCAGTGTTCGCCGGCACGCAGCACGACGAGGTATAGGTTGTTCCCAGGACCGCCGGGTAATATGCATTGATGCCCATTCCGCCGACAAACCGAGTGTACTGCTGGGACTTGTTGCCGAGCACACCAATGTACTGAGTGTTTGTCCTGCGCTTCTGGGGCGGAGGAGCGACCGCCAGCGAATTGGCAATGATCCGGCGCTTCAGCTGCGTAACATAATCTTGTACGTTGTTGACTTGCATTTGTTATTTACGGAGAAATGATGTAATTTGTACAATGCGGTTCGTTCTTATCAGCACTCACGTAGATCAGACAACGGGGTACTCCAAGGTGGTTGTGAATCTTCTCAAGCAGCTGGCGAAGCTGGCCCCGTCAGGCGTCAAGACGTATCATTTTGGATTTCAGCGCCATCCGTCTCGCGGCAATATCCGCACAGTGCCGGCAAGTGTCATTGCCTACGATGCAGCGGCCAATGAGGATCCGAAGGAGGAGGGCTTTGGCTTCAACAAGATCCACGAGTATCTGGAGATGGTGAACCCAGATGTGGTCATGATCTACAATGACCCCCTGATCATCCATCGCTTTGTGGAGGCCATGAAGTATGAGAAGGATGTGTCTCCGTATAAGCTGTGGGTCTACGTGGATCAGGTCTACGAGGGAATTGCGCCTGCACTGGCCGATACAATTCGCAAGAATGCTCACCGTGTGTATTGCTTCACGCAGTATTGGACGGATGTCTTCAAGACCTACGGCGACTTTCAGGATGTGCGTACGCTGGAGAATGCTGTGGATACGAGCATGTTTTCCAAGCTTCCGGAGACAACCCGAAACAACATTCGGGCCACGATGGGTCTCCCCTTCAATGCCGTTCTGATGGTGAATGCGAACCGCAACAGCCAGCGCAAGCGCCATGATCTTGCCGTCATGGGATTTGTGGATCTGATTGCGCGCGATCCTACGAAGCCCTATTACTTTATGATTGTCACGGGTCTCAACGCTCAGCAGGGAGCCTATTACGACATTAGCCGGATCTTCACGGTGGAGCTTGAGCGCCGTGGTCTCAAGCCCGAGGATTTCGCCAAGCGGCTGATGTTGGTAGATACGTCGGCAAAGGCCGTGCCCGACTCGGCCATTAACGAGATTTACAATGCTGCGGACATTGGCGTGAACACCTCCGATGGAGAGGGGTTCGGGCTCTGTCAGATTGAGCACCTCTACACAGGCGCACCGCAGATTGTTACGGACATTGGAACCTACCGTTCGTTCATGGATGAGACGGTGTGTGGATTTGTCAAGCCCGGCGATCGCGTCTATTATTCGGGCACCATGCCGCTTGGATTGTGGGCTCCGAGCTTCAGCTACAAGGATCTTGCCGATCGAATGGAGGACATGATTGCCATTCTTCCCCAGATGAAGAAGTCGGCGGCGGCCTACAAGTTCAAGACGTGGGACGAGGTCTGTGCGGCCTGGCTGGAGGATGTCAAGGCCGAGGCGTAAAATGGATCTGCTCGTCCCCCAAACAAAAGACATTGTTCAAAATGTCGCTTCAACACATTCTTTCTATGCACGCCTTGAAGGGGTCTCAGCTAAACATCAAGGACCAGACGGATGAATACATTACCTACAATGCCATTCGCGAAGTGAACCAGAAGAGGCTCATGCGAAGTTCATATGTCAAGGAGGTGAAGAAGAAGTGCAGGCTTAGTGATGGGAGCTATAGATGTTGCATGTGCAACGGCACGTTTAAGTCCATCACATTGGCACATGTCGGAATTCCACATTCAATTAGGATCAAGACCATCATGAAAAACAACCCTGGGATGAGCGTTGCTGACTTGGCTCGAATTGATATGGCCGAACATACGGCGGATACTACCTTGTATGTCGCGTGCTGTCGCACCTGCAATACAAAGTTAGAGAATGTTGTTCCAGAGCCGCAGTTTCTAGTGGAGCCGATTGATGCCGATTAGAGCAGGAACCGTATAGATGTCGGGGACGTCATAACACCCATTCGCAGAAGACGCTGGTGATCGTCCCACGCAGGCCCATCAAACACTTCTTTTGTATTTGGATCAATGATGAGCGAGATGCCCTTGATTAGCACCTTCTGCAAACGACGGTGCTTCTTGGATGTGTTGCGCAGAACCGTGGCATCCAAGTCTTCATTCTTGATATTCGGCCTGAACGCCAGATCTTCTCCGGTTGTGGTTGTGTCAAATCGCATGCACGAGACCTGAGGGCGTTCGCGAGAGTGGAGCTTTCGGTGGATCTCGCAGTCCACCGCCGATTCTTTCAGCAGCAGAGACATGCGCTGACCGATACGCTCCTTTTCAAACGCCGTCTCATACAGGTACTCATCGGTGGACATGAATGTCTCCACAGGATCGCCCTCATAGCGCTTTGTGACCATATCGTTACGACGAATAGCCACAATGTTCGGGTACTCTGCGGATTTCATCTGGTCCTCCGTAAAGACGGAAATGTAAAAGCTGACCTTGACCGTTCGCTCCTCCATGGGAAGCGTGGCGTGGGAGCAGATGCGAATGGCGCGGCCAATGACCTGATCGTGACGAGCCGGCGTCCAGTGCGGTTCCATGATGTGGACGTGGCGGACATTGTTCAGAGTAATTCCTTCTGCGCCCGATGCTGAAGCCATGAGCACGTTCAGGATCTTCTTGCCACGCTTCTCCACGCTCTCCTTGAGAGACGACGGAAAGTTCTTGGAATACACTCCATTGAAAATCTGACGGGTCAGGTCACGCTCCTCCTCCTTCTCCTCGCCGGTGTAAAAGGTATAGGCCGGGCGATCGTCCATCTCCGGATCCTCTACCCACTGATTTGCAGTGTGAGACAGTTTGTATCTCTGCCATCCCGCGTGCTCCAGCACAGCCGACAGCACACCCAGTCCCTCCAGCGAGCGATACTGGGAATAGACAAATTGATTTTTGCCCTTGGACTTCTTGATGTTTTGCAGAATTCTCAGCATCTTCGGGCTGAATGTTTCCAGCCCCTTCTCGGAGAGATAGCGAGCAGGCTCGGCCAACAGCTTCTTGCGAATTTCGTCACTGGAGAGATTTGTGGGATTGTCCTCTGTCGCTCCCTCTTCTGCCTCGGGCTTCTTCAGGTCAGGCGGCAACGCATAATCACAAACAAGGCGAGTGGGTACTCGGAAGGTGCTAAGGTTCTCATTCAGCTTGCTGCGACCACGCCGAGAATCAATCTTCATTTCAATCCAGCGGACTTCTAGGTAGCGAGTGAATTGCTCCTTGGACATCGGCACCTTTTCTAAGGTATCCTCAAGCTCAATGCGCTTCGGAAGCAGGCGCTCATCGGCACCCTTGAAATACGAGACCAATCCCTGAATACGACGACGGAACAACATGGGGTTCTTCACGTTCAGTCCATCAATGAACAGCTTTGCAAACTCTTCATAGTCCGTGGGCAAGCACTGGAACTCCTCTGTCGTCACACGCTCAGAGGCAATCTCACCTCCACCTACTTCTGTGGCAATCTTGGTCTTTATCGACGCAACCCAATCAGCCGCCTGAG